CGTTTATTAGAATCAATGCTGCATAAAACCTTATCTCTTATAGCTATGTGTAAACGGTGTCCCATACCTACGTATATAAGTTTTACGTCGCCACTTTTCAAGCCATAGCCTTTATGGTTTTTATTTATAATGTTTTCTATTAATGTGCCGTTTAATACCTCTGGAGGATTCATTAAACACCTACTAAATCAGATATAGGTCTAATTTCTGTTAGATCGTCGACCTGGTATATAGATCCGCTAGGGTGTACAGATGGAGCAGCTACTACGTAACCGTTCCACTTAATGTCTACACCTTCACGATATTTACCAGGAAAGCTCATCTCAGAGCTAGCGTAATAGTAGTAATGCCAGCCGTTACCAGTGCGTATACGCCTGGTCTTTGTAAGTCCGTCGGTAGTACCACCATTACGTAGATCTACGTCTAGGACTACTAGATTAGATGGCTTACAGGCGATGCCTATGTTTATCTTAGGCTGTCTCTTAAACCACTCAGTAATAGCCTCTATATCATCTGTAGCGCTGTGTAAACCACGTGGCGCTAGACTTTTATGAGGCTGTTTAGCGCCTACACCTAAAGGTAAAATCTTTAAGCCTAGAGCTGCATAGGTTATAGCGTAATTTTGTATAAGTGTCATCGCTGCTCATTTCTTAGCGATGGATGCCTACGAGCTGCAACGCGACCACGTACGAATCCTGTTTGATGACCGTAGTAATGGCCTATGTAATAACCACAAATAAAGATAACTACAGCACACAGCCATATAAATAAATCTGTGTACTCTTTTACGAAATTAATCATTTCTGTCCCTTTGTCTGGAGGGTTGAGGGGTTCCAGACCCCTTAATGGTACTACTGCCTCCAGACACTGAGGCAGCGCGACACGCCAACCTCTAGGGTTACTTTAGGCTTATAGCCCAGGCTGTTTAGCAGCGCTGGATTACCTACGCGGTAGGCGACGCCTTTTGGAGCGCCTTCATCAACCTCTACGACTGGTTTATAGCCCACCTGACGAGCCACTAGGTTAAACAGCTCCATAAAGGTCGTAGGCCTGCCTGTCGATAGGTTTACGTTTATGCTAATACGATCTTTAGCCAATAGTAAAGAGGCCTCTACTATGTCCTCTATGTGGATCCAGTCCCTAGTAGTTAGGGCTGATCCCCAGATGGTAAAGGGATCGGCCTTACGACCAGCTCTTTCCATAAAGCTAGGAAATGGATATTCCAGGCTCTGATTCTCACCATAACCGCTGAAAGGTCTAAGTACAGTAACAGTTAGGCCTTCACGTCTTAGATGCTCGCAGAGCATCTCTCCAGTCAATTTAGCCCATCCGTAGGTATAGTCTGGCAGGCGTATATCTTTGAGGTTTATGTCGTTTTCTGTGAGCATCCTTTTTAGCTCTAGTGTCTGTAGCTCTACAGGATAGGCAGCGCTAGAGCTAAAGTAAAGAATATGTCCAGGCTGTGTACGCATAGCCCAAGATGCCATTTCGCTATCTATTGATAAATCCACCGCCAAAGATAGCGGACTACCTTCGATAGTCTGCCTACCTCCTACCACTGCCGCAAGATGTATCAAAAGGTCGAAATAGGTGTCATCACGTCTAAAGAAATCTCTAGCATCGATTCCGTCTTTTATGTCGACATATGTAACGTTATGATCTAATAAAGCGTATGTAAAATGACTACCTACAAAACCTCTGTTACCAGTGATTAAAATTTTCACAATAGCGCCACTACTAAGTCTTTATAAAACAGGCTGTTTATAAAATCCTCGTAAATTAATCTATCGTGGCTGTAATATTGCTCAGAGTTAACGCGTGCGTAATGGTCATCCATAGCACCCTTACTAGCTAATGGATGCATATGCTCGATTACTATGTTTTCTGAGTAAAACAGGCCGTTAATATCTTGTCCTAGTTTTTTCCAAAAATTATCTAGATACAGGTGTTTAGCTTTAGGCTGACACATACCTTTAAGGTTTTCTACGATGCCCCTGGTCATCAAACAGGCAGTAGGTAGATTAGCTCCTTGCAGTAAATCGTTACCGTAGGCTATTCCTTGTCTATTACCTGGTATTTGTAATGTTAAGAGGTAATCCCAAAAATCAGTACGTGGTAAGTGATCATCGCCCAAGAATCCAAAATAGCTATACCGATCGTATTTAGTATCGTCTAGTAACAGCATCGCAGCCATATTAAGAGGCTGAGCCATACCAGCGGCGGTTATGTGATTAGTTATTATATTTATGTCGTCTATCGCTTGATAATCGCGTAACGACCAGTCGTCTATATCGCAAACAAAATATAAGTCTGCTACAGCTTTAGTATCTTTCCAGGCTTTAAGAAGCCTTTTTGCGTTTTGTGGCCTTCCCCTGGTTGGTACAATGAATACACTTTTTTGCATTTTGTCCCTCTCGATCGTGGTCTTTGAGATGTGTGAAAAGCATACGCCTTAGCTCACGTAAATCGCCTAACACTTCCTCAGCAAAACCGTTAGAGACTGGGCGGCTATTCTTTTCTGCACGTGAGGCGAATATAGCGGCTACCCCTGATATGGTCGCAGCCGCTATAACGCCTAGCTGAATTAAAAGACTATCCACGTCCTAAAGAATCCTTAGGATTTAGATACCGCATAAGAGGCGGTAATACGGCAGCTGCCGCAGCGCTAGTTAAACCTTTTATGGTTACGTCGCCAGTAGCTAAGTAATAAGCTAAAGCTGCGCTAAGCGCGGCGCGAGCCCAGGAAGCCGCCACCTCTTGCGCTGTCTTGATCTGTTTTTTCTGGTTCGCCTTCATCGGTCTCCATTTCTAAACCTCTTATCAAGGTCTCGACTTGCACTGCATTTAGAGCTATCTCAAAATGCATCTCATCCTTACGGTTACGATAATTACCGCCCCATCTTAGACCATACTTACGGCATAAACGGTTAATTACTTTTACTTGTTCCTCGTTAAAAGTACCTACAGCCGCTAGAGGATGTTGAGTAGCATTTAGATCTATAGCTGTACCGCTACTGTGATTAGAGACTACGGTGTTAGATCCTCTGACCTTGCGATAGCAATAGCCCCAGTCGTCCAGGGTTTTACTTTCATCTATAGGCTCGACTAGCTTATGAAATTCTGCAGCAAAACCAATTAGTAAAGGCGCTACAGGTTTAGCTACACGTAGCTTTAGATCTGTACCAGGGACGCGCTTACGAACTATGTTAATCGCTTCTGCATCTGCAGAGGCAGGCCATCCGTTAGCGCTTTTTTCCATAGCTATAAGCCTACAGCCTCAAAGTCGTCTATTTGATCGTCGATAGTTCTAGTTATGGGATAAATGTCGTCTACCATAGACAGGAACTATACCTCAAGATGGTTACAGTGCTGATTCTTGAGGAACTATCCCTCAAGATTATGCTAGAAGCAGTTTAGCCTCATCCTCAGTAATCCCTAGCCGATCAAGCAGGGCTGCCTTTTGAGCGGCCTTTGCTTCCACTTCGGCTCGGCGTTGGGCTGATTCTGCTTTATCGGCTTCCCATTGAGCAAGTTCATCTTCGGTCATATCGCGTTCAATAACTTCGCCTGTTTCAGCATTATGTATTTTAATTGTTGCCATTATTTAACTCCGTAAAGTATGTAAGTGCCGCCGCTAAAGGTTTGATTTGTAAGTAAATTAACTTCCGTAATTGCATCGTTTTGATAATAATAACAATGAACCGTATATGATTCTTGGGCGCTGTTTGTGTTAATGTATTGAGATTGAATTATACCTGTGTGTTTTTGTGCTACTGAATAATTATTTAACCTAAAAGTAAATTGATTATCAGCATCAGGCGAATCAATATTATTGGCGTTGAACTTAAAAGAAGTGCTCACTGATGATACTTGCACTTGAGAACCGCCAAAAGGGTAATAATCGCCTAAAATGTAATGACGATTGGAATTGGAATCGTTATTCATTCTAATAGACATTTCACCATCAGCATTTAGCGCTAAATCTTTGATGACTAAATAAAGGTCAGTATAACTGCCGCTAATTGAAGTTATATTGACTGCGTTGCTACTAAGTGAGCCTGAAGCAATACTGGTATAAGCACCGCCAGCAGCAGCAGCCTGCCATTTAAGCCCAGTAGTTTCCGCAGAATCCGCTACAAGTGTGTGGCCGTTTGTGCCTACGGCTAGGCGTGCAAAAGTATCCGCACCTGTTCCTACTACTAAATCGCCTTTAGCATCTATCGCAGTAGCCATAGAGTTAGTAATAGTTACTGTGCCGCTAGTGCCACCGCCGCTGATACCTGTACCAGCTGTTACGCCCTCTATATCGCCTGTCGCGCCACTTGCTGCCCACGCGCTACCTGTGTAATACCAGAGACTATTATTATCTTTTGTGTATGCGAACTGTCCCTCTTGCGGTGATGTTATAGCAGCATCTCTAGCAGCTTCACTAGCAAAAACTAAGACGCCTTGCATTAAATAGCCATTTACGTCCGCGGAGGTCAGTACCTCACCTGTCTGAAAATTCTTAAATCCTAAACCTGCAGCCATTTATATCTCCTTAGTAAGCGAGCGAGTCCTCATCCAGTAGGCCATCTACTAGAGAGTCTAGCACGAACCCACTCGCGAACGGTTGCGCGGTGGTAAAAGTAGTATTAAAAGAATTAGGGGTAATGTCATAAGCGACGCCAGTTATTACCGTATCGCTCTCTACGTTGCCACCTTGCAGCACCTGTATTACGGTAATGGGATCATAGACGTCTAGCTCCAGAGCTGCAGTAACGCGGTCTGGGCTAGCACCATCATATGCATCTAGGGTTAAAGATTCCAGGCGTAGGTCTGCTCCTACCTCCTGGCGACTTGCTACGATCATAAGCGCCTGATTTAAGGCATCTGTATCGGTCTGTGCTATAGAGCTGCGATTACGGCTATGCTTAAAAAATGTATCTATGCTGTCTACGTTATTTACCGTCTGAGGTGTACCGCCAGTACGTGTAACAGTGCAGCTATTTATAAGTCCAAAATCTGATAAATCAAAAGCTACTTTTTGATAGGTAATAGTGCCAGGTAATCCAGTATCGCTAAAGACAGTAGACGTACCGCCAGAGGCTGTAATTATGTCCTCTCTAGATCTAAACGTGGCGTAGCCTTGCTGGTTGATATAAAAGGCTCCTAGATCTGTAGCCTCTACTGTCTGACAGGCTGATAGAGCTGTCCTAGTACTGCCTGTATCTGCCTGTACGGTCATATCTGCAGTCGTAGATATAAAGCGCATACCGCCAGGCCACTCAGCGGCGTCTAAGATGCTCGTAATTCGCTGAGCTGTAGTCTGCCCAGCTGTCCCACCTGTAACAGTTGATATAGACGCTAGGTTTAATAATTGAAAACCATCAACGCAGTTAAGATCTACAAAGGCAGGATCGAATCCTGTAGGACTACTGTATTTCCAGGACTGTACGTACATAGATCCTAATGCGTACTCTTGTCCTCCAAAAGTACCTATAAATCTAATCTTACGCATAGGTAATATTTTTCCGTATAGTGGACTTAAAGTATTAGCAGGGTTAAATAAACCTGTCTCATCGATTAGGCGTACCGATGCAGTACCAGCCGTAAAGCTGTCAGAGGTACGATTATAGGCGCGTCTTATGCCAGTCTTAATTACGTACTGGCTTACGTCTACGATTTCAGATGCGCTCGTACCTAATACAGACTGGTCTAGCGGTGTAGATGGATCATCTAAAACTAGGCTAGGGTCAAAGTTAGCACCGTTGCTAAAGTCGATAAAACAGCTAAAAACAGCGCCAGTACTCATATAGCGCTAACGATTAAATCATTACCTGTTCGCTGTGTCTGGTAGACAGCATCCGTTACCGCAGCTACTAGGTCATTTTGTGATAGTAAAGATCCTTCTATATTTACGTTTACTACTACAGGCTCAGAGCCTCTCGTATAGTAATTTTGCATAGCAGTATATCTATCGGCTGCTAATTGATTAGTCATAGTATTTTGATCCGTTACGTCATTAGCCATCATTTGATAACGAGCGCCAGATAGATAATTAGTTAACTGATTTTGTGCTTGAATTTGACGTGCCTGTAAGTCATAACGTGCAGTGGCTAAAGAATTAGGATCTAAGCCAGACGGTAAATCTGCTAAATAATTAGTGGTTAATGCATTTTGGTTACCGATAATTCCTGTAATAGCCTCCGCTATAGCACTAGAGCTAGTTCCAGGCATCGGAAAAAATCCCCCTATGCTATCACCTCTACCAGTACCAGCCTCCTCGTTTCCAGCATTTATATATCCTCCTGGCACAAATTTACCGCCGCCTGGAGTTGCCGTCGCCGTATTGCCTGCTGCTGGGACATTAGGTACGCTTATAGTCGCGCCTATGTTAATCGTATATTTACCCTCAATAATTGCTTTTAGTTTTGCCAAAATGTCATCTAGATTATCTGTAAATTTTATATCAGGTTTAAGAGCTGCTAAGGCGTCTATAGATGCTTTATCAGAGGCAAAACCAGCTGTTTTTAATAGCTGTAAAACTTTTTCTAAATTCATCGCATCGTCATAGCGTCCCTCAGTAGCATCCTTTAGAGTTTTTATAGCCTCCTCGTCTGTCTGATAATCTGAAATTTTAAGCGCTGATAATTGCAATACGCGGTCTCTATCTGTCTGTGAAAGTTGACGACGTAACGCAGCCTGTAAATTTATAGCATCTATGTCGAACTTAAACTGTATAGAGTTACGTAGTCTTTCAAGATCTGCGCTGCGCTTCTTATCTGCAGCCGCTGCCTTTTCTTTAGCCTGTAATCTTTTAAGATCTGCGGCGCGTCGTTTAGCTAATAATGCCTCAGCCTCAGATAGTTTAAGTAGTTTGGCTCTATCAGATAATTCTTTTTCATATGCCTCGGCTTGTTTCTTTCGCGCGGCATTTTCTTTAGCCATTTTGTCCGCACTAGTCCCCATAACAGGATCTAGTCCTACGAGCCAGTCTAAGCCTGTCAATAAAAGTTTTATTACAGGGTTTTTAGCTAATTCATCTAATTTATTCTGAAAACCCTCAAAGGCTCCGACGGCATTACCTAAAGCTTCTCCTATAGTTGTACCGAGAGCGATCATCTTGCTCTGAAATTCCTCAACGCTTACGCCTGAGTCCTCTAAGCCCTGTATAAATCCTTTACCTAAGGCTACCTGCGCCTCCTCAAAACCTACTTTTATCTTTTCTAATTTATCTGCAAAAGTATCAGCCTGACGAGTACCAAATTCTCCCTGTAAACGCGCTAATAATTCTGCAAACGTTTTACCTTCTACGTCAGCCTTCTCAAAACCTATACGTAGTCTTACGAGAGCGTTATAGTCACCTACAAAAGCGCGAGATAAAGCGTTAGTCACCTGCTCTAGCTCTAAACCCTTACGACCACTTATCTCAACTGCTAGCCCTAGTAATTTTTGAGCATCTGTTAAAGTGTAAGTCGTAGCTACTAATTTCTGTAGAGATGGTATTAATTTATCCTGCGATGTACCAGTAGCTAAGGCTAGACTACGTGTAAAATCTGTAGCTAAAGAGGTAGCGAAAGCAATACCTAATGTGTTTAATTCAGATTCTAATCTACGCGTGGATTTCTCTAGCTCTGCAAATTGTTGTGTACTCTTTTTTACAAAAGTGACTAGAGCAGTAGTAGTTAAGGCTACGCCTAAAGCTTTACCGAACTTCTGCAGGCTTTTTACAGATTTCTTAGTATTTTTATCTAGATCCTTAAAACCTTTATCTTTGAGCCTAGTGATAAAGTCAACCGCAACCTCTTTACGCGCCATAACCATTATTTAGTCCCCTTAACGAACTTAAATAATCTAGTGTTTATTACGTTAGCTATATCTCGTCGCACTTTGTCGCCTAACTGCGCCTCTGCTCGATATATGAGGCGATAAGGATTACCAGCCACTTTAGGAAATAATACTCTAAAGTCCTCTGGAGCTTTATAGTTACGCGATACGTTTTTAGTCTTTTTACGCGATGATTCTTTACCTGCTCCTGCTAATTCATAAATAGCACCGCCTGGCGCACTATTTACTAGAGCTAAAGCTGCTACCGCTACTTTATTATAGCCAAAAGGTACTTTATTTTTAGTCGTACGTCGTATTTTTATACCTCTAGTTACTACGTCAGCCTGCCACGTCCATCGCAGAGGATCTCTAGATCTATGTATTTTATCGTCTATCCACGCAGGCGTAGAGTAAGTAGGTGGCTCCTGTTGAAATACGTCCCTGCCTTTATATTGCACGCTACCAGGTACGAAAGTTTTAGCTAAGTCGCTCATAGGCTTAACAGCTTCTTTTAGACCTTTATCAAAATCTTTACGTAGTTGCGGACTAATTTCTTTTAGCTGTTTTATTAATTCTGCAAAATCATCGATAAGGATGGACTCACTAGCTCTAGCCACTAGCGCCTCCTTTTCATCGTGCGCGGTGTATTACGCGCCTGAGCCTGCTCTTGCAGGATAAACTTTATCGCTGCATATATAGCAGGGTCGCATTTTAGTAGCTCATTAGGTGAGATACTTGTCGCTACCGACACAGCTGCGACCTCCCATATGTCGCCGCGTCGGTCTATCCATTTTTTGAGTCAATAACAAAATCTACATCTTTATACTGAGCTAAGAAATCCTCATCTAATGCCGCTGTAGTTTCACCTTTAGCAGTAATTAAATAATGCGCGAACCACCATAAATCACTTTCACGCTGTTCCTCAATTAGTCGCTTACGCCATCCAGTCTTGAAGTGACTCTCGAAAGCCACCTTAGCCGCTGGCGTAAGCTCGTAATTTACCTCTTTACCGTCTTTTTTAGTTACTTTAATTAATTGCGTAGCCATTTATGTCCCCTATTCTAGTTAATTAAGATGTAGCTTTAGTTAGAGCAGTTACTGGAAGCGTAATAGATGCAGTCATTGGCGCATCTAAACTAGCATTGATGGGCTGCCATTGTGCTACCAACACAGACATAGAGTAGCGAGGGTTAGTCGCTGTTACAGTGCCTGAGACTGGTATTAGTTGTAGCGCTAGTTTTGTACCTAGTGCATCCTCAAAAATTGAGTTAACGCTAGATGCAGCGAAATCGTTGAACACTTCAAGCGTAACGCTTGGGCGTTCGATCCCACCTATCAGATTTTGGACCTGATCGGTCATAGCCGTTATTTCCACGGCGTCAATTTCTCGCGACAGGCTGACCGCGCTAACGAAAGTGGTAATAGTTGTAGTGCCTGCGACTACAGCTACTTTATTACCCATAAAGATCGCCATTTATTTCTCCTTTTATTTAGCCGATCAATTCGACATTATACCGATACGCAAGGTAATCGATACTAGCCACCTGTACAGATCCAGCGGTAGCGGATGTTACGCGCAGGGTTTGGACAGCGCCGCTAAGTGTTGCATCTGCCTCGATCGCGGCTTTTACCGAGGTAGAACCTGTTGACGCTAGATAACCGTCTAGCTTTGTCTGTCCAGCTGACTCGCTCATACGTCCTACAATTAAAAGTATTGTACAGGTAGCGTTATCAAAACCACGATTAAAGGTGGCGTCAAAATTGAGATCTAACTGACCTACTACTGCACCTGGGACGTTAACAGAGTCTGGAATATAATCGTAAGTCTTTAAGCCTGTAATAGTTGCTAGTCGCGTTTTAAGATTAGCGCGTACTGTCGATGGAACCATTAAGCTACGACCTCTTTTTTATAAGCTCTTACCATCGCAGTAACGTCTCGACCTAGAGGACTCATACGAACAGCTCCTAAATCTCCTAGACCTAAGATGCCGCCTGGAGAGTCTTTACGCTTATATAAGTCAGCTGTAAGTATCTGACAGGCTGTCTCTATGTCATCTGGGACGCTAGGCCATCCCCATCTAGCAGTAACCTCAACACCTGGACGCAGACCATTACTAAAGAGTCCAGGGAATATAGGCCAGACATAAGTAGTGTTAACCATTGTCAGTTGAGTAAAAGGTCTACCTAAAGATGAGGCCGTAAGTGGATCTAGTAAGAAATCTGTATCCACCGTTAGCGTGGTCTCAAAGACGCCATCTCCATCGTCGTCTATCTTAACTACGAGACTGCTAGACGTTCCAATATCATCGACGTAAGTAAATAGCTCACTATAAGCGCGATATTTACGCGCCGAGGCAGTGCTATCTAAATAAAAACGTCTATTAGCTATGCGATCAATACTGCGAGAGGCAGACTCAATAAGTCCCTCTAATAATGTATCGTCTGAGCTATCTGTAATACTTAAAAAAGTTTTCATCGCGTTAAGCGTCGTGTAACCGTTAGTTATAGCCATCCAGGAGCCTCATCGTCAATAGGGACAGGTATTTTCGAGAATAGGTCATTACTAAAGTGTTTTCTAATATCACTCATAGCACGCCCCTTAGATCCTGGATGGTTATAACCACTGGGAGGCCGTAGCCTCCCAGATGGTTTTCATTACGTTAAATTAAAACGTAGGGCTTTGGAGGCCAGTTCCGTTTATTTGTGCAAAAGCTTTTGGGTACCTTAAAGAAGTATAGGCAAACATACCGTACATAACGATATTTAGCGCGACCTTTCCATTTGGTTCCTCAAACGTAACGTATGTCGGACTACCAGTCTCCTCGAATAGGTGAGACTCGTTAAGGTCGACGATATGGATAGTGTCTTGGTTAGTACCAGTTCCAGCCGCAGTAGTGATGTTTGCGTCTGTGATGACTGGTAGACCGAGAATCGAATAACCTGAGTTATTACCGTAGTTAGGGTATCCCTCACCTGAGCCAATGGCATTTACAGGATTATACGCAGTCGGTACGACTAGCGGACGACTCTGACCATCAAGACCAGCAAGTAGGAAACCTAAACGACGTGGATGCATAATAATCGCGTTAGGCGATGCGTAGATATTGCTTTGGATTTGTTGAATTGCATCTGCGAGCTTTGGATATAGGCCTGCGACTGTACCAGTGGTAGCAGTGTAGGTTACTAAGATTCCTGTGGTCATATTCTGGATTCCTAGAGGTTGTCCATTAGATCCACTTCCATTAAGTAGCAAGTTATCTAGCTCTGTGTGATATGCACGCATCAAGTCAGTCAATACGATCGACTCTAGGTTATATCCACGTAGTAGCGCTTGCTTGGAAACGCTGTTTTGACCTGCAACAGTATTTACGTTAATTGTAAGTGTACTGTCCTGAGGATCTGTAGATACAGCCGCTGTGTTTTGTGAAGTTTGAGCGGCGACGCCTGTACCAGTGCCAATTAGAGACAGCACGACCGACATACCCTGCGGTGGCAGCGTGTGACGACGTGATGCATCTGCAAAAGGACGACCAGCGCGTAGCTTAGGCGCATATAGATCTACTAAATATTGTGGTACTACTAAACCGCCAAAATTGGAGGTTCCAGCTGCGCGATACTCTACGTTCATCTCTTGCTGATGGCGGCGAATACGATCTGCTGCATCTACGTCAGTATTGAAATGAGCTTTTACGGCATCACTTAGGAAGCTGTATTCGCTGCGCTGTGAATATGTAACAGGTTCGCTAACTACTTTACTAGCCTCGCGCTTTTCGCTAGCTGGCTTTGTACTATCTACCTTAGCGGCTAGATCTGCAGCCTTAGCGTTACGTAGTTCCATATCTGAAATCTGCTCGATTCTTTCGTCAAGCTTCTTTACTTCTAAATTAAGAGCTTCAATATTAGCTAGCTCTACTTCTGTCACGTCGCGAGTTTCATCTGCGGCGCGGTCTACGATCGTCTGGATCATAGAGGTCTTGGTCTCGCGCTTTTCGCGTAGACCGTCTAAAAAGTTATTTCCCACGTTTTACTCTCCTAGAATAAAAGTTAATTATTTGTCGTAGAGGTGTCGATCTGTAACGTGGCGAGGTGTCGCAT